GCCAACGTACGAAGACCATCAGGTGCCAGATACACGATGTCGCCGCCAAGTTCCTGAACGCTGAACCTATCTACGCAACCAATCCTACGAGTTACTGGCTTTAAAACAAAGTCTGCAATGGACGAACCTTGAAGTTGATGTATCTGATCTTCACAGAATATAAACAGGGAGTCCCTGAAAGTAACCAACTTGACAACAGCACTGTCCACCTTGATAGATCCGGCTCCGTTTGCCGCAGAGAAACTTGTCTCAGTGAACGGTGCAGAGAACACAATCTCTTGTGGGTTTGTTGCCATCCCCGCAAAAAACATATGGTTTTTAAAGACAGCGACTGATTCAGGATCAGACGGTGCGCCTGTAGCGTTTACATCTGTAACACTAGAGCCATCAAAGATAGAAGCTCTGTTTACACCATCAGCATATATTATTTTTTCTGTGTTATTAAAATTGTAAATTGTAAAGTCGTAACGACCAGCACTGGTTCTACCAGAATCTATCTCTGTCCAAGATCCTGTAGCACCCCCAAAAAATACTTTTGTTCCTCTAGCAGCAACAATCTTATCTTTGTATATTGCAAGTCCCAAGATTTTTTCTGTAGAAGCACTTGTCTGAGGTACAATATTAGAATTGTATTTAGCGTAGCCGTTGATGCGACGGTAGCCGCCTGAAACGTCTGGCTCAAAATTAATTAACTCTGTTGCGGCTCCGGGAGGCATAGAGAACGAATCTCTGTTGAGAATAAGACCGCCAGTTAACTTCACCACGTATGGGCTGATAATTGAAGTATCGGGCATCAGACTGCTCTCATGTAGTCTTTACGATTGATGAGTTCTACTCTCATCCGACGTAGCCCTTGTTCATAATCCTTCTGTGCAAATTGAGCAGCTTGCGGGTCGGAACGCAAAAGATATGCGTAGTACTTTGCCCTGTTAACTATTACGTCGTGAAAACGATCAGGTATGGACGGAGTGTCTGTATTTGTGGCTAAATCAGATACTGTGGTGTAGTACGCGTATCGCACTGTATAAGTGGATTTGTCAGGGACTGGAGACAAACCAATCTTATCATCCGGTGTGTGATATACAAACTCTGGCAAGCCCTCTGCACTACCATCTGGATTAGTATCTCTTTCGTGATACTTGTCTAAATATTCGTCATAACTAATATAGTCCAACCGCCGTTCAGGTAAGCTTGCAGATTCTTGCACGGTGAATGTTGACCACTTGAGAGTTTTAGCGTTAGTTTCAAACGTGTAAAGACGTTGACCATCAACTGTTGTATCTGAATCATTAGCCACTGTAAAAGGCCACTCTACCTCAGAATTAATAATATCGCGTTGTGCTTTGTTAACAAAATCAGCTACAGCAGTTTGCAACCCACGAGTTGAAGTTACATTAGTAATTTCTACCTCGTTAAGCTCTCTAAGAACTGCGTTACAAAGTTGTAAGTAATTCATTGTTAACCTTTGTGCGGATCAAAAAATTCTTCTACAGATACAAATAATTCCATTGTATTGGCAGTTTCTCCAAACGCTACGATCTTATCCCCGGAGTTTGTAAAGAAAAAACTGTTGTTCACAAGGTTCGTAACACTATTTGCAGACAGGCTTAAATCTTTAGCGATAAAATGATAGTTTGTGCTTGCCGCGTCGTAATACTGAACGGATATTTTTTTTGCAGCGGAGTTATTGTTTGATATGTGAAGATATCTCACAGCCCCGCTGTAGCTGTTGGGCGTGGTGTATACAACTGTGGCACTACCATCGGCAGAGGTAGATGATATAGTAGCTCCTACTGTCTGATGCTTACTGCCGTCCTTTAACATTAATACACAGCCTGTCTTGAGGTGCTACCAAAAGAATAAATTTTACCGCCCTGTGCGGCCTTTTTTTTCTTTTTAGGAACGTCTGTACGAACATTAGTGGGCTTACCGCCCACTCCCTGCGCTTTAGCGCGTTTCCGACGAACTGCACTCCTCTTCTCTGCAGAACTCATACGGTTCGCTTTTGCACGAGGCACACATTTCGGATAGCCGGATCGGGCAGTAGAAGCTTTTTTGCGCCCGCATGGAGGGTGGCTTCCATCCTTTTTCTTCCGGCTTATATCCACCCAGTCGCCTTTTGGTCCTTTTCCAAACCATTCTTTTAGGCTCATTAGTAAGTACCGCCACGCTTCTTATAGGTCCTAACTAACCAAGCGTTTGCGTAAGCACTTGGATATACTTTGAATTTTCGTTTCGCTTCAGCTTTTACACGAGCATAGAGAGCCTTGTTTTTGGGGGTAGGGCTACCGCTACTCTTCTTCTTGGTTGAAGATTTCTTCGATGTACGCTTTGCCATGCGTTGTCTCCCGTTGAAATAAAAGTGTGGGTACAGTTCCTGTTAAAACAGCAAGTGCGCCCATTTTAGTGTCTGCATCTAGCCAGTCTTCTATGGCGTTGTCTAATTTTTTATAAACTTCTTGTATGTCCACATCCGCTGCTGCGATATCATGGTAAAAGTCTATAAGTTGTTCTGCGTCTTTTTTTCTAGATTTGTATTGGTGATACAAGGCTTCAAATATCAAACTTGACATAACAATCTCCCTGTATATATTATGTTATTTTATCAGAAAAAGTCAATTAAAATGTAACATACTCTTCAAAGTCTGTCTTTATACCTGCAGAATACGTTTTACCGTCATAAGTTAAACATTCTTTTCTATTGTTGCCGTTTGTTACAGAACAGTGTACCCATCCAGAGGTTGCATCAGTGGGGTCATAATGTTCTAATATCAGTTGGTCAAACTCTAAGTTATCTTTTATCCATAAAGCTAACTTTAGATTGTCTACTCCGGGTATCTCAAAGTCTACGGCTTCACCTTTAGCATGTTGGCTGTTCGCACTAGATCCAATAGCTTCACATAGATCTACACTCCTGTATCCTGAAGACGGTGAGAATGGTATGTTGAAGTGGTCACGCACAGGCTGTAGTATTTCTGTGCAAACCCTTTTTAAGTTTTCAACTTGTATCAAGTCTGGCGTATTGTCTATGCCTCTACGCATAGCGGTGCTGCTACGAGTGAGTTCGTTCAGACTAAAATTCTTTGAAAGGCGCATAGTTACCCCTTCATTTTTCCGATTGATTTTAGCCCAAAGCTTGCAGCAATACTTGCAAGTATTCCATACGTTAGCCATTCTGGACAATCCTCTCGTAAAAACTTAAACCCGTCTGCAATGTAGGGTTGTAGCGCAGGGATGAAGCAGGCAAAAATTAATGCAATAAAAGTTAAAGTCCATGCCTCGTCTTTCCACGAGTCTGCGGAAGCAGACATAGCCTGTTCTTCCCAGTTTGCATCAGACTGAACTTTTTTAGTTCTTGCTTCTATTTTTGCAACTTCTAGTTTTTGTTTAGCTTGAGCTTTTTCTGCACGGTTCTTCATCCAAGTTCCGGCAAGATTAGCAACAGGTCCAATTAATGATTGTATCATTTCTTTAACTTTTTTGTTTTCTTTTTCATTTGTTCAATAAATGATCTATAAATAGCTGCAGCGGATGTCTTACGGGCCACCCTCGCTCGTTGTTCCATAGCGATTGCTGCTTGGATTTTATGAGCGTGGGATCTTCCACTAGCTTTAATTTTTGCAACACTAGCTTTAGCATCTTTTGCCGTAGCGAATTTTAATCCGCGTATCGTCCCTTTTGGATTTTCATCAGTGTATAGGTCAGAGTGTTTTTTACTTCTCGCTGGTTGACCCTTTTTGCGAGGTATGCGGGGAGCCATTATTCTTCCTCTGCATATAAGTTATCAAATATTCTGTTCACGTCTAGCGTATAATCTAGATCACTCTTAGAGTAGTGTATGTGCGCTGATGGTTTAAAATCAGGTGCGCCCGTTCCTGTCTCAAACCAAGCAGGGTGCGTGACCCTCACTCTGTTGTTAGGTAAGGCGACAATGTTACCTGTCCATTCTCCAGCATCTAGAAGATGCAGAACGTGACTTTGTTTGTGCTGTGCTGGATCGTCTGCTATCTCACTCTCTGTATAATCTACAGTGAAAAGATACTTTGCCGGAAACATCTCTCCGTCTATTTTAGCGTACCACGGGCAGGGTGTCGCCCTGTCCAACACGTATACAGCATGGTGGTGAGAAGAACAGTCCCACGGTTGAGCATCATGTACAGCCATTGGTTTAGGCCACTCGTCTACCGGGACATCTGCCATGAGAGCAGTGATCGGCATACGTGCCCACATCGCTCCACCGTGTACTGTATCTTCTTCCTCGTCTTCTGCAGCAATACCCGTAAATATAACTTGAAAGCTTAGACTGCGGCAAGGCATCGTTGTGACTGCTACAGCCATAGCATGAAGAAACTCTCCATGATATTTTTCGTGATTGTGCGTGTATTCTCTACGCACCCAGCACTTGAAGTGCGGAATATTGCTTTGCAAATATGCCATTAAGCCTTAACGAGTTTGTATCCTTTAGCTTTAGCTGCGCTACGGATCTGTGCAAGAGTCATTGGTTTAGACTTACCGCCTCTACGCATACCCTTACTTTTCATAGTACGACCACCGTTACGCATACCTTTGCTTTTCATGCGACCACCTGCGGCGTAACCTTTACTCTTCATAGAGCGACCACCCTTACGCATACCTTTGCTTTTTTTCCTCATTACCATTTTAGGTATCTCCTGTCAAGTTAACATTTCCATCTACGACGAGCTTGTCTTAGACGGCTATTTGGATTTTTTGCTGCTTTGGGAAACTTTTTCATTTGCCCTGCAGATCTTGCACAATATGATTTACGTCGGGCGGCACGAGCCTTTGTGCGCGGCTTGTCCTCCGTGACTGCTGTTTTAAGTTTACTACCGGGGTTTTTGCGCCTATACGCAGCCACTCCAGCTTTTGTCATGCCCGCACCTGCTTTCGTTGGTCGAAAGTTCTTTTTGTTGCGCTTGGGCATCTTGTCTCGTTTACGCGCAGCCATTCTTACTCCAAAGTTTTTGTAAATAATTTTGAACAAGAGACGACTTAACAACTATATCTTCATTGCCAGACTTTATTGCGTCCATGTTTATAAAGAACATTTGTTTTAGTATATGACTCTGTTCATAGCTGACTCTGCTTGACATCCAGCCTATCATGGCCTTTCTAGACCCAGATGTAACTTTAGTTATTTTATGAGGATATATGATGGGAAAGATTAGTATCTGTCCCTTCTTAATGTCGTAGATCATTTCACCTACGTCATTCTCTAAAACAAACTCTCCACCTTCATAATCATCATTCAGGCAGAGAGAAAATCCGTAATCAAAAAA